GGCAACAGCGCAGCGCCAATAGATTCTTTAGCTTCGTTTATGGCTATTTTTAGACGTTCTACTCGTCCTGCGTAAGTATTAGCAGCAACATCAGCTTGTCCAGCAAATGTTTTGCTTAATGATGCGACAGCAGCATCAAAGTCTTTACTCTTGATAATTCCTTCGTCAATGCCACCACCTAAGCGCTTTAGCGCTCCAAAGTTGCCATCGTATGCTTTGGCAAGTGCATCGCTAACTTGGGCAAGGCTTCGACCTGTGCCCGCTGAAATATCCAGCGCCAAGGTTTGTAGGCGAATGGCTTCATCTATGTTCTTTACGGATCTAAACAAGCGCTCGAAAGATGGACGCAATTCATCATCGGTAACGCCTACTGCGACGGAAGTCTGATAAATATATTCTTCGACGCTTGCGATTTGTTGGTCGGTTGCGTTGGTTACATTTTGAAGTGTGGCAGCAAGTTTAGCCTGAGCAGCTTCATCTTCTAGCGCAGCTTTAACGCCATCAACGGCCATCTTCAGAGCAAGAGCGCCAATAGCAGCAGCAGCGAGCGCGGCAGCCTTACCGACTTTAGCAAAGCCAGCTTCTACTTTATCGCCAAATGTTTGTGTTTCCTGGTTAGCCTTGTCTAGGCCTTTGATGAGATCTGCAGTTTCCGCAAGGATGGAAAGTTTTAAGGTACGACTACCGGCCATTATTTATCCCATTCCTTTAGTATGCGATTAAAGGATTCTTCCCATTTAGCAATAAGTTCACGCTGATTTTCAGTCAGCGTTGGGTAAATAAAATAGCCTTGATTGCCTCGCCCTAGTCTTGGGGTACGTCGTGGGAATTGCTTGAAACGATTAGATCCGAATTCCATGCCAGGCCAAAGCTGTTGAGTTGTTGCTCCACCCGAGTATTTCTGAGAAGCAAAGCCGAAAGACAATTCCCCTATCTTGGACGACTTAGCAACGCGAGCGCCTTCAGCAATACGTCGAGCGGAAGCTCCTGCGATTTGGCGCGTCTGCGCCTTGCGGATAATTTTATCTTTAAGCATTTCAGCGATTTCGGCTGAAGCTTGTTTCGCCTGGTCTAGCGCTTCAGCATCCATAGCCTTAAAAGCGCGCTTGATACCAGATAGCTCGCTGCGGTCGTACGCTATTCGTACATTATCCACGATTACGCTTCTCCAGTATCTCTATGGCGGTTAAAATATCTTCGGCTGTCTGCCATTCGCTCATCGGGATACCAGTAGCGATAGATAACTCGATAAGCGTCCGGTTTATGCTTCCGGCTGGGTAGCTTTTGGGTCTACTTCACCGACTTCAATATCATCAACGCTGAGAATCCAAGTCTCGAAAGACTTAAGCTGCTTAGCGCCTGAAGTACGGCTCATGGACGTATAAGCCAAGAACATCAAGTCATTCATTCCGATTTCGTCATTCTGACGAATCGTCTTGCCTGTCTTTAGTTCCCACTTAGCCCAGTCGGGAGGATTGACGACATAAGTCGCTTCTTCCCCATTATTAAATTTTATGGTGATAGGTAGTTTCATTAGTGAGCCCCGATCTAGTTACTAGCTGAAGGATTCGGCTGGTGTTCCAACTACTGTGAAGTTGAAGGATACAGTCTGCGCTTCGTTTCCTGCGCCTCCCGCTGTTGGGAAGTCAGGAAGAATGGTGAAGGTAAAGGATGCGCCAGAGGCAGCGGTCATTACTGTAGTGATGCCGGTATCTGGTGAAGCTTCAGCAACGCCCCATAAGATTTCGCATAGGGAGCCAGTTGCGCCCCAGTCTGCGAGCATTTCAACGGCGAAGTTCCATTGATCGTCGGTTACTTTGTAAGCCTTGCCATCAAGTGTCTGATAGGTCTCGCGTGTGCGTGTATCGCTGAGGATTGCGCTAGTTGTCTGAGCGTCGAAATTGTTACCACCGATGGTAAAGGTAACATCCCGACCCGTAATTACGGTGGTTGGCATTTCTTCTCCTTAGTTGGTCTGTGTGTAATAGGTTGATACGTTTATATCGGCAGATAGCACATTTGATGCGCCTACCTGGACGATTTGTGGCGTTTCAATTTGTCCTACTACATATCCGGCAGGTATTACCGCCAGAATGCTGATGATGAGCTTCTCTAGGTTGTCTAGGGATGCTGGGTTGGAATTATACGCGACGGCTGCGGTGATTTTGTAATTGAGCATCACTTTAGTCGTTGCTTTGTTAATAAGATTTGGCTCCATGTATGGCGAGCCAGGAACAATAACTACAGCCGGTGGAATGATTGCCTCAGGTACATAAG